CCAATTGATCCGAGTGACTGATAGACATTATCTCGTGATTAGCATGTTTCCCAGTCACGATCGGGTAGGCACATTGAAGTATTAGCAGATAAATTACAACAGGTAGAAGATGGTAACATCAAAAGGCTTATGGTCTTTCTACCTCCTCGTTCATCTAAGTCAGTTATTTGTTCTAAGTTATTTCCTGCTTGGTATATTGGTAAACATGCTAATCACGAGATAATGTCTATCAGTCACTCGGATCAATTGGCTAGTGACTTTGGTAGGTCCGTTCGTGATCTAGTTAGTGAGGAAGACTTTCAGAAGGTATTCAATGGAGTATTGCTACGGCAGGATGTACGTGCAGCAGGTAAATGGAAGACCAGTGGGGGTGGTTCCTATTATGCTGCAGGTGTACGTTCACAGATTGCTGGACGTGGTGCACACATAGCTATTCTGGACGATGCTATGTCGGAAGAAGATGCTATTAGTGCAGCAGGTAGAAGATATATTAAGGAGTGGTACCCTTCAGGTCTACGTACACGTCTAATGCCGGATGGTAGGATCATTATCATTAACACTCGTTACCATTATGACGACCTATGTGGCTGGCTACTCAAACAGGAAGAGAAGATGGATTGGCATCTCAAACCTTCAGAGAAGTGGCATGTTGTGTCTATTCCTGCGTGGGTAGATGAGGATGCTTCTGATTTGTTGGGTCTACCTATAGGTACGTCTTACTTCCCTGAGTGGAAGAGTGACGATGTGCTACGGCTGGATGAGATGGAGATACGTGCTACCAATGGTTCCAAGTATTGGGACAGTCTTTACATGCAGAATCCAACACCTGATGAAGGTGGTATTGTCAAGAAGGATTGGATAGAGTGGTGGGAGCATGACGAACCACCAGCATGTGAATTTATTCTTCAGACGTATGATACAGCCTTTTCTACAAGCAATACAGCAGACTTTAGCGTAATACAGACATGGGGTATATTCCATTCAGTATATGAAGATGAAGATACAGGAACGGAGCAGGTTGTAGCTAATATGGTGCTGCTAGGTAGTAAGAGAGGCAGATATGAATATCCAGACCTACGAAGGATTGCACAAGAGCAATTTAAGACGCACAGGCCAGATGTATGCTTGGTAGAAAAGAAGGCAAGTGGACAGTCGCTAATTCAGGATATGAGACGAGCAGGACTGCCAGTATTGGAATATACACCGGACAAAGACAAAACCTCTAGGCTAAATGCTATTACTCCTTTGTTTGAATCAGGAAGAATATATTTACCAGCTTATAAACAATGGGCAGATGAATTGCAGGAAGAAGTAACAACTTTTCCCTACGCACCACACGATGACCAAGTAGATGCTTTGACTATGGCTGCGTTATATTTGAAGGAGAGTTGGCGTATTGAACATACAGAAGATGCTGATTGGGAAGACGATGAAAATCCTCGTAAACAAAAGAGGGTTGCATATTGGCGAGTTTAGTGATATAGTACATAGTTATTAGGGGGAAGATAGAGGGGGAAGTATCTACCATTATGGCAAATCGTCTTAGACAAACAGTTCAAAGTATTGAAGCAACTCCTGCGGAACAGCGTATGGAGGCTGGAGGTGATGCCCCTAATTTAACTAAAGGTTTAGCTGGTGGGCTACAGTCTGTTGCAGAAATACTTGGACCACAGGCTGATATAGCAGCTATGGTAGAAGAAGCTAGAAGAGCAGGAAGTTCTTTTTCAAAAGGAGATTACCTAGATGCAGCAGGTTCTATGGGTCTAGCAGCTATTGCTCCTTTAATGATGGCTACTCCCGGTTCAGTTAAGAGTGTACGAGAAATATCTGAAAGAGCAGTATCTCCTTTACGTCGTTTATTTGAAGATTTACCAGAAGAAACAAAACAAGCTTTACCAAAACAACCTAATGAAACAGGATTGTATGGTTATCATGGTTCTGCAAAAGGTAGATTAGAAGAAAAAGGTAAAGATTATTTTGATATAGATTTTGGCAATCCTAATGATCAATTTATGGGAGAAGGGTTTTATTTTACCATTAATCCTAAAGTGGCTGAAGAGTATGCCAACATTAGAGCAACAAAAGATTTTAATCCTGTAGATGGAGGAAGAGGAGATACTCTTTTTATAAATCCTAAAACAAAAGAAAAAGCAACAACAGCCTCGTTAATGAAAGGTGTTGATATAGAAGGAAATCCTTTACAATCAGGTCAAAATATTTCACGGTTTAATTTAGAAAATATTGAAAAGCCTTATGTTATTAAAAATAATAAACAAAGATTGTATGCTAAAGAAAATATTGATAAGCTAAAAGAAGAGGGATACGATTCAATTCTATTTAAAGATTTTGATGACAGGTCACAGCAGATATTAGTATTTCCAGAACATATTAGCAAAGTATCTGGAAATACAACAAAAGAAACAGTTACAAAGAAAAGTAAAGGTGGTTCTATTGTAGAATCAAATCCATATAATTATCAACCAAAGGCAATATAAAAAATGGCAACTGAACGTAATCCCTTTGATCCAATTCCAACGGCTGAACTATCTATTGAGATAGAGTCAAGCGGAACCATTGACGAAGATGGTAACGAAGCTACTATGGAACTTGATCCAGAAGATGGTGGTATTATCGTAGAGTTTAAACCACCAGAAGACGAAAGATCAAAGGTACAGAAAAAGGAAGAGCCAGAAGAATTTTATCGTAATCTTGCAGAAGATATGGATGAAGAAGAACTGGAAGATATTGCTTCTAAAGTTATAGATAATTTTGAAGCAGACAAAGACTCACGTTCAGATTGGGAGTCTATGTTTGAACGTGGCTTTGATCTATTAGGTCTAAAGCTTGAAGAAGCAGCAGAACCATTTGAAGGTGCTTGTACTGCTGTGCATCCTATTCTAATTGAATCAGCAGTTAAGTTTCAATCTAAAGCTACACAAGAATTATTTCCACCGGCTGGTCCTGTAAAGTCACAAATTGTTGGTGACGTTACTGAAGAAAAGCAGGATCAGGCTAACCGTGTTAAAGCATTTATGAATTATCAGGTCACTGACCAGATTACAGAATACTTTGACGAATTTGAACGTATGCTTTTTCATCTACCACTTATTGGATCAGCATTTAAGAAAACATATTTTGATCAAGGTCTAAATCGCCCTGTATCTGAATTTGTACCTATCGACCAATTTTATATTTCATATTATGCAACGGACCTGCGACGGGCAGACCGTTACACTCACGTGATTTATCGTAGTCCAGTTGAAATGCAACGCGACATAGCCGCAGGTATGTATGCCGACGTTGACCTGCCTGATGCTTCTATGCCAGAACAAACAGCAATGGCACAGAAGATGGATACGATCTTGGGTCTTTCCCCTTCTTCACAACATGACCCACAATATGTTCTACTTGAACAACACTGCTATCTTGATTTACCAAAGCAGTTTCACGGTGAGGATGACGGTCTGTCCCTTCCTTATATTGTTACTATTGAACAAAAATCACGGAAGGTTCTTTCTATTCGTCGTAACTACGACATTAAAGACAAACGACGTGAAAAGAAAATCTTCTTTACACACTATCGTTTTGTACCCGGATTTGGCTTCTATGGTCTTGGCCTGATCCACTTCCTTGGCAACCTTACAATGACAGCTACTGCAGCTATGCGTGGCTTGGTCGATGCTGGACAGTTTGCTAACCTACCCGGCGGCTTCAAAGCTAAAGGGTTGCGGATGGTTGGAGACAATGATCCTATTGCACCGGGTGAATGGAAAGAAGTAGAAGCTGTAGGTAATGATCTATCTAAAATGATCATTCCTCTTCCATACAAAGAACCTTCACAAACATTGTTCCAGATGCTTGGGTTTGTCTCTAATGCAGCACAAAAGTTTGCGGATAGTACAGAACAGATTGTATCAGATGCTGCAAGTTATGGACCAGTTGGAACAACAATGGCCCTGCTTGAAGCTAGTAGCAAGTTCTTTTCTGCTATTCACAAGCGGCTACACAAATCACAAAAAGATGAATTTAAAATTCTGGGTCGTATTAACTACGAATATCTACCAGACGAATCACTTGTAGACATTCCAGAAAATACACTAAAAATTTATAAGTCGGACTTTGATGGTCGGATTGATATTATTCCAGTATCTGATCCTAACATTCCATCTAACGCCCATCGCATGATGATGGCTCAGATGGCTCTGCAGCTTGCACAACAGTCACCACCCGGTATGTTTGATCTAGAAGAACTTAACCGTTCTATTCTTCAGTCTGCTAATGTTCCAGACTTAGATAAGATTATGCCACGTAAACCACAGCCTGTACCGCTTGATCCAATCTCAGATATTATGGCTGCAGTTAAAGGTCTACCTATCAAAGCCTTTATGGGTCAGAACCATGACGCACATATTCAAGCTAAGATGGCTTACATGCAAGACCCACAGAATGGTGCTAATCCTCTAATGAAACGTATTGCTCCAGTTCTAGAAGCAAATATGCAAGAACATTTGATTATGAAATATCAGGAGCAGGTTGAGGGTACTGCAGAACAGATTGTTGAACAGTATGGTCCAGAAGCTATTGCATCTGGTCAGGTTGATCCTAATGATCCTCGCGTTATGGAGATGGTCATGGCTCAAGCAGCCCAACAGGTTGCTCAAGCTAATCAGGCTATGGCACAGATGCAACAGGCAGCTACACCAGAAGCACAGATGGTTCAGATTGAACAGCAGCGTCTACAGGTTGAACAGGCCAAGGTACAGGCACAGACAGCTAAGGAAAGTGTTGAAGCTGCAATGAAGAACCGTGAACTTGATCTGAAGGAAGCACAGCTTCAGATTGACATGATGAAAGAAGGTATTCGTACTTCAACTAATGCTCAAGAAAAAGAAAAGGATCGTAATGCTAAGAAAGCTATCGCAGCACTTGATGCTATTATGGACTTGGCTAAAACCCAAGAAACAACCGATACAAGCAAAATGCTTAAAGCTGCTGATATGGTAACAGACTTTGTAAAGGAGGCTAACAAGAATAGTTAATGACCCTCTGGGAAGAAATAACAAAAGAACTTGATAAACAAGTCGAAGATTTAAAAAATTTACTTGCATATGGAGGCTCTTCAAGTTACGATGAGTATCGGTTGTTTCT